ATATCTAAACCTTTCTTAACATACCACTCAGGTCGTTTAGCATTTGCTTTATCTGGAAAGAAGAAGTACCCCTTACCAGTTAGCATCTTAGTGTGCATTGCTTTCTTGTAGCGATCAATGCTTTCTTGATCACCATTACCCATCTTATCTATAAAGTCTTGTGAGATACACCACCCAATGTTATTCCCATCAGGGTTGTGTTGTAAGTCCTCACATACTTCATAGAAGTCTCCATGTTCAATAGGTATGTAACCTGCCCAAGAACCTCTACGTGATGTTCCTTGAGCAACATACTCCATATCATGTTGGAAACCTTTTAAGATTGGAAGAGTTCCTGAAGCCTTCCCTCCGACACTAATCGCAGTACCTCGTGGTCTAAGATCTCCAAGGTATGACGCAGTACCGAATCCTTGTTTTGTAAGAGCAGCCACTTCTCTTTTGGCGGAATAGATTGAGTCAACACTGTCTCCAATGTATGATCCAGCGCAAGACACGGGAAGTCCTCTGGTCGTTCCAACATTTGCAAGAACAGGCGTTGATGGGGACAACCATCCTTTCCACAACAATTCAAAGAACTTCTCCTTCCATTCATGAGGGTTATCTGTATGTACTGAGAGTGTATCTGCTATACGTCTGTATTGTTGCTTAGGAGTTGTACCTTCAGGGTATGAATACTTTTCCTTGAAGAGTTGATATCCTCCAGTCGTGTACCATTCTGGGCATTCACCATCTGCTTGTAGCTTCTTTCTTTCTTCTGATAGTTTATTATAAATACTCAACTGTCTTCACTCCCATGAGCACAAGTTTGATTGACCTTCACATAGCAGCCACACCGTTCGTAATACCAAGATGCATACTTACCTATGTACACTCTAGAGTTCTTCTCACTGTGAGGCTTAGGATCAATCTGAGAGGGTATTTCTACCCAATCAATTACATAATTGTTAAATTTAGTATCTGTTGGTTGATAGATAGTCTCTTTTATAAAGATCCTACCATCATCCATAAATACTTTTTGTTTCTTTACAGGAAATCCTGAAGGATCAAAAGGTAAATCCTTCTCCGGTCCACGATCTTTCATACTGATTACCTACTGATACAAAGAAATCATTCATACTATACCCATTGACACTTTTGTAGAAGTACTCACCAATAGGGTTGTATGTTACCTCATAGAGGTTTTTGTATCCAAGGTTTCGTAAGCAGATGTTGATTCGTGATTTAACAAAGAGGTCCAATTGTGTTTCTGTAATTCCTTCAATGTCTCCTTCCGAGAATATCTTTTGAATGATTGCTTTCTCATGCTCATAGACTACCTCTGCTATTTCTTTGACTTTTTGTTCATACTCATCGATATTAATTCCTGCTTCCTTTACATACTGTTGGAACAACCAACCAGTAGCTTCAGAGTGTAGGGCTTCATCCCTAGCAGAGAAGTTAATACCGGACACTACATTTAATAACTTATTCTTACCATTAGTTTGGAAGTGTTTTAGAAAGGCAAAGCTTGAATATAATACTGCACCTTCAATGAAAGAGAACGCAGCCAATGAGTAAGCGAGATCTTCATTAGATAGTATCTTGTCAAGATATTCAATTCGATTAGATAACACTGGGTCTTCAAGGTACGAATTATAGAACTCATCTGTTGCAAGGTTTAATTCCTCATTTAGTTTAGCATAAAATGGTGCATGTACTGACAACTCCATTGCTCCAAACAAAGATGCCATTGATTGGATCTCAGGGCGAGGGAAAGCTTCCATTACTTTAGTCAACCAAAACTCTTCACCAATAATTAATTCATACTTTGTAAATAGTTTTAGTGTTGTAATTACACCATGCCGTTCTGCAGGTGTCATGTTGACTAAGATATCTTGTTTATCTTTCCCTACTTTAACTTCTTCTGGGGGCCAAAAGATAGCTGCTTGTTTGTTGCGATACTCTACTGCTTGTGGGTAGTCTACTGTGTAGGTATCTTTAGGCGTTGTCATTTGAATCATTTATATTTATTCCTATAATACTGACATCTAAATATTCATCTCCCCTAGAAACAACTTGCTTCATCAGGGAGATACCATATACGTTCTTATCATTAAACGGTTCATACATTGATTGATATGTATCCAGCAGTGGTTTAATGATGTTATCTAAGTCTGCTGCTTTATTAGACAAACCAACATGTACATTGAAGTATACATGCTCATCTTTCTCAAAAGGCCATTCAAACTTATCACCATCTGACATGATGATTAAGTCTCTAATTTCCTGTTGATAGTTCTTGTAGTCCGCTGTCTTCTGTTTCATCCGATAGAACATCCTGTTGGCTGATATCGGTTTCAGGTTTAAGCGATGGTTCATGTACATATAATTCATCCCATGATTGTAGCATGTATACACAGTCATACATTTGTTGACAGTACTCTTCACTGTACCCTAGGCTTTTGTACAGCCTCCTGACGCAATCTTCTAGATTTTCAGGTCGTACCCCAGCGATAGCTTTCTTAGCTTTGGCTGGGCCATATCCTTTAATGCCAGGAATACCATCAGCACTATCTCCAGTAATCCACTGTTCAATAAGCTTCATGTACCCATCTCTCTCAGAGACACTGTACATTTGTTTCTTATTGAAGTTGAAGTGTTGACCGGGTATCTGATCTAAGTCCTTGTCAATATGTGCTACAATGTATGGTACTTCATTACTCAATGCTTCCCATGCCCAGATAGACACTAGATCATCAGCTTCCATACCATCCGCAGTAACTGCAGGGTAGTTATCAAGTACCCATTCATGTGCGTAGGATAATCGTTTACGTAGATCTGGATCTAAGTCTGGACGATTAGATTTGTAATCAGAGAATACATTGTATCGGAAGTTACCTTTACCCTTTACTGCAATCTGAATACGATCATACATACACTCCCTATCAATGAAGTGTAACTCTTCTTTAATGTGTTTACGAATACCACTATTAGAAGTTTGTGTGCAACAGACTTTAAATAGGATAGAGTCAGCATCAATAAGAGTAATACCAGAAGTATACTCTTTAGGTTTTCTAACCCTAGGATCTATGATAACTGGAAAGTCTTCTGGCTTATCCTCAAACTTTTTATCTGCATCTGCTATTGCTTTACTAAATAGATCATCAGTGGACATCTGCATAACTTTCTCCTATTACGTAGTCCCCACCTTCCATACACTCAATACCGAAAGTCTTTGGTGCATCTTGGAAAGCTTCCTTTAGGATTTCTCCTACACGTTTAGCATCATCAGGGTGTACTGTGAATGCCATCTCATCATGATAAAAGATACGTGGTTTAGCTCTTAGCTTTTCTTCTAAGATCTTATCCATAGCATAGGCTACTGCAGCTTTGCATGTAATACCTTCTGCAGATTGTAGTAAGTAGTTTAAACATTGGTGTTGACTAGGGACAAAGACAGGTCTTCCATCTAGTCCTTGAATCCAACCAGTGCCTTGGGTAAGTTTCTTTTCTTCCCACTCACGTTCAATCTTTTGTTTAAGCTCCTGCAATCCTTTAATCGCTTTAGAGAATGCATCCTTGGCTACCTTACCTACCTTAGGGTTACGATAACCACACAACACCTCACCCAACTTAGCATCACCCCCACCAAACATATAGCAATATAGGAAACCTTTAGCTGTCTGACGACTAACTTCCTTACCTATGGCTCTTGAGAGAGCATCTGCATTACGTTGGTGTTGATCTCCATTAATGATTTCATTTGTGAATTCAGGGTTCTTAAGGTAGTGACACAATCCTCTAAGCTGGTTTCCTGAAGAGTCGCATCCAACGATGACATCACCTTCATCTGCTTTGAGAACTGTTCGCATTGGCTTACCGTAGGTAGCATCAACTGAAGGGAGGTTAACAATGACTTCGTGTCTGCAACGGAACGACGGAGTTCCAATAGTCCACATGTTTCCGTGGAGTCTACCATCTTTAACTTTCTCCTTCCATCCTTCTAGGACAGATAGACGATTACGTAATGTGTAATACTCAGAGATCATCTTACCATCACTACCAAACTTTTCTAGAGAAGTATCTGTTAGCTTTGGTCCCATGTTCTTCCAAGAACCATCAGGCATTTTCTTACGGGTGTAATCATCAGGTTCCCAACCTTGAGATAACAACCATTCCTTGACTAGAGCGATTTGCCCCAAGTCGATCTGTTCCACTTTGGACCGTTGGAATTGTTTTCCTGCTGGCATGAGGTGTGTGTCTGTTGGTTGGATCTCTTTTCCAAAGTACTCTGAGAGAATCCTAACGGTAGCAGCAGCGTACTCCCCGTTCTTTTTAAACTTAGGTGTTTTAGGTTCTTTGTCAATGAATACCTCATAAGTTCCTAGCTTAGGTTCTAGGATACGTTCGATTTGATGCATACGCTCTACGAACATAGCTTCTGTTTGTTTAGCTAGATCTTTATCATACCTCCAACCATCAGTACGCATCATTACATTAACTTTAGCGATGGAGTGTTCTACTTGAAGACCTTCACGGATCATGTTGTTGACTTTGTATATACTCGCATACTCTTTTAGAAGTGCTTCGTACACATCTAGGTTTACCATACAATCCTGAACACAATACTCCAGCATCTCCTCTGAGAACGCACTCCAGTCGTTGTATTCGATTTTCTTGTTCCCAAGGTACTCACCCCACCCTGCAAGACCATGCTTGTGTGTACGGGTGTAACGTAGCGTCTGAGACATAACCCATGTGTCATGCACAGGTTTACTTAGAAGAGAAGTATTATAAAGCCTATCCAAGGTAGGGATGTCATAACCAATAATATTGTGGCCGACAAGGCGATCAGCGGCCAGAAGACTAGCCAGTCCATCAGCGAGTTGATTGGGTCGATACTTATTGACCTCTTTAGTGTCTGTATCAATTGTGACAATACAGTAAATTTGTGTTGCATCTAGACCATCAGCCTCTATGTCAAAGAGCAAGGTGCTCATAAATTTATCCTCAATAAGTTAATTACTTGTTCTGCCAATCATCAATCATACGGTTAACATACCATACACATTTCTTTAAATCTTGAGCAGGTGCTGCTTTATCTTGGTGTCGCAGTAAGTACTTAATCGCATTACCCATGTAATAGCTATAAGAATCTGGAGTAAAAGAATCAATAATATCAATGACTTCCATACCATTCTTATGGTAATGTTGTGGTTTGTTAACTACATCCCACTCTTCTAAGTCTGACATACTACTCCCAACTTCAGCATAAAATTGTTCTGAAGGGTCTTCGTAATCAACAGGATTGTAGTAGCCGTACATGTTGTTGAGTGTATCTTCTACTTTCTTAGCGAGTGCATCGCTCATCTTCATCTTTCCTTTTTTTCTTCTGGAATATCTTATCCCAATTCTGATTGAACCTATCTTTATTTTCTACAGGACGTTGTTTAGAGCCTTTGCCCATGTTCCATTTCCTCTACATATTCTTTAGTTCTTAGCAGTAAATACTCATTGTATACTTCCCAATCCAAGGTATCTTTTGGTTGATCAATTGGATGCCCTAGTATTTTTTCCCATCTTTTCTTCCATGTACCACTGTCTGTAGTACTCAATATAGTAATGGGAAAATCTGAGGAGCTGTTCATCACTTGCATTATTCTTCATCCTATTGGCTAAGTTACTTATTATCTGAATATTGTCATGCACGTAACCACGAGTAGGATCAATACGATCCAAGGAAGGACTGGTGTCGAGGTCACCTCCAATAGTAAAAGGAGTATCCATAATACCACAGCAATTATCACTAGGCCAAATCTGGTAGATGTCATTCTTTGTAACCTTTACTTCAAATTTATTACGTTCTTTAGCACGGTTAATCATAAAACGTACTACTTGGGACATGTATGTTCCTAGCTCACCATGAAATCTGTAATAGCATTCATCACAGATATCTTTCTTAGGTTTCTTAGGATTCGTGCAATGTCCCATGAGGCAATACGTCTGTATGTCCTTTGTAGTCATGGGCAATCCTCATTTCCATGATTAGTGTTGACACAATAGCTCCCATTTCTTCTAGGATCTCTAAGTACATATCATAATCAATTTGTTTAATCTCATATAAATGATCGAGATCTATCTTGTATTCTGCTAATGAGTCAACAGCTTCTTTAATCTTTGAGTCCAAGTTCTTTGAGCTTGTTGTTGAGTTCGTCATCTGATAGTTCCTCTGCAGATATCTCTGTGTTAGTCTGATCTACACGAGCAAGCTTAGGTGCTTCAAACTCAGCAAGTGTTGTAGCAATCTTGGCGGCTTCATCATACTCACCTTCTTGCATATACTTAACTAATAAAACTTTTAGACAACCTACTGCAGATACATCATTAGCTAATTCATCAACATCTACTTTCATTTCAGCTGCAGTTAACTTTAGACGTTCACGGGCTTCTCTGTTAGCTTTTCTAGAAATCACAGAGTTCTTTTGCATTTCCCTAGCTTGTTCTACAGATGTAATTTTAGGTGCTAAGTTTTCTAATGACTTTGGATTAAATGCCATATAATATTATTTCCTTATGTCGTGAGGCGAGCTTGCGAGACTCACTTCTTAGTTGCTTTATAGTTATCCCTTGCTCTACCAGAGTATGCTGAAGCAGAAGCTTTAGGATCAAAGCGATATGCTTGATCTGCAGCATCCTTTTCATTGATAGCTCTTACATTGTAGAATACTGGGATACCATTGTATGTAATATCATAGTAATTGATCATTGATTTTCCTCAAATGCTTTTGGAATGCACACTCTGGGATGTCGGTTGCTATAAAAAAAACAAAACAAAAACATTGTGTACTCTGGGATGTCGGTTCTTCATAAAAAATAAAGAATCTCAAGGCTCCACATGGGAACCCTGAGAAACTTAACGTTACTGACACTCACCTCTTGCGAGTGCTTGTTGAACATCCTGTTCTTTTGTGTATTCTTCGATATCATATATTAACTTTTGCATTTGTTTATTGTTGTATATGAATTCTTCTTTGACTAATGCAATGACGTAATCGATATTCCATAACTCATTGTAGAAGTATGCATCGTTGAATACATTAAGAGATAGCTCATCATTAGAATATTTTCTAATGTCTTTCACTATCGTTTACCTAGCTTACGCACTAGGAAACTTCTGAAAGATCTACCATCCTGTCGTTCTTTGGAGTATTGGTATTGAAACATATACTCCATAGCCTCATCCTTGGACAAAGGATACTTGATATGAAAAGGTTTATTAGAAATCATTAGTAACCCTTAATGTAGTCCATGATACGTCCCTTGAGACGTTTCTCTGCTGAACATTGATACTGCATGATAGCCGCTTGAATGTCTTTAGTATCTACACCATCAGCATATTGATCTGCTGTATCAGAGATATTGTTATCGAATACAGAAATAGCATCAGCAACAGAGTCTTCTAAATTTCTAATTACTGTACTAAATTCCTCTTTAACCATATCATCGACAAGCTGATCAAGCTCATCAAGCATTTTATCTTTCCATACTGACATTACATAAATCCTAGAAACTTAGCTTCTACCTCAGCAGGAAGGGAGTAGACACCATCGTAATCTTCGATGTATCCGTCTACTGCCCATATCTTGCCACCTAATTCATCACCAAGTTCATTGTGTTCAAAGTAAAATACTGAATCCATAGGTACACCCATATCATCAATACAATACCACACAGTGTAGTTGGTAGTCTCAGCATATATCTTCATTGCATATCATGCTCATAGGTTTGTAAGTACAATTGACCAATGACATGCTCTGACATGTTGAGACGATAACGTAGGAAGTCTGTTTGTGAAGACAAAGATTCAATACGTTTGATAGCAGTTAAGATTAGATCACAATCTTCTGGGCTATCGATGTAAGGCATTCTACTGATGTCTTCAAGACGATCAGTTAGCTCATCAGTAGGAATGTAGTTCATCGTCGTAGTCCTCTTTGATTTCGTTGATTTCACATATTGCATCCCAGAAGTCATACTCATCTCTAGTATTATTTGCAATATACCTAAGGATAGCTAGCTTATCCTGTCTGTCTTTTTCGTTCATAAGAAGTTCACTATTAATGATATGATTACTAACGGAGGCATAATTGTATTGATAATTATGACTTGGAACTTTAACATTAAAGGTCGTTAGGAGAGACAAACCGTCCTGTCACATCATCACGACCTAGAGTTAGGTAAACTTTATTCTTTGAGAATGTACCGATAGGCCCATAACGATTAGTAGTACGACGAAACATAACGTCAGCACCATCAAAGTTAGTTACTTTACGAGCTAGTTTATCAGCAAAGATTTGATCAAGTAATGATTTCATATTAGTTTCCTAAGTGGTTGGAGGAATTAAGTTGGGATATTGTATGCTCACTAGTGAACTCTTGATAGTCGAAAGATCCATCCTGTTCTGTATCATAGTAATACATATAGTAGTCTGAATCTTTGAATGCTTCTTGAGCTTCTTGTAGTGAGTCTGCTTCAACACGATATGTGACAGTACCATACACTGTTTCTTGATATGGCACACTGATTACATATTCAGTCATCGTCAACACCTTTGAGATTCATTGTATGAGCTTTACGCATTTCATGTGCATAAGCTTGACAATGTTTATCAAACTCTGATGCAGTCATGTATGAGTCTAGGATAGAGATCATACGATACATACCTTGGATTTCACCATTGAGGAATGTATTGTAGTTTAGTTGATCATCATGATCCCATATCTCATCATGATCAATATAGTCTCTGATCATTGACTCAATTGCTCTGAATGTTTGACGTTTTACATAAGAATCCATATTACAAGTTCTCACGATTATATGTTGAAGACCAACATAATGTTTTATGAAGTGTGTGTCCCTCTGCTACAATTTCATCTGTAGGGAACCCACGCCAAGCCATTGAATCCATCCAGTTATCAACGATTGTTTCTACAATATCTGCTGATAGGATATCATCATCATAAGTTATTTCTACTTCACCACGTAGTTCACGTAATGTATACAGTGCTTCTTTAGGAATAATCATCCCAGTCATCCTCATACTCTTCAAGTTCTTTTTCAGACAATGCACGTATGGAAAACATAATTTCGTATCCAATAGGTGCTGTCCACACAATTACTCTAACTAGTATTGCTACTAGCATAATTAAAGGAGTCATAAAGAACTCCCATGTACGGTTTTTGTAAGGTGATTCAATCATGATACATTACTCACTACACGTTCAAAGGTTTTATGATCGATGTAAGTAGCTTTCCTACCATCTAACCATTTCTTGATGTGTCTACCTGTTGTACGACTGATACCTGATTCTGATCCATACTCTGGACACTCATCAATGTAAACAACATTAGCACTGTAATGATTGACACCAACACATGTTTCGTAAGAGAAAAAGAAGTCAGCATGTTTGTCTTGAACTTCCACCATATTACTGCCAAGTCTTTTCAGTTTGGGCATGATATATTCCTTGTAGCGGGATGTCGGTCAACCTAATATTTTCTGGAGTGATCCACAATTGTCTTGTGAACCACCCCAGAAGGTTGTTAGAACATTGGTGCTTCTTCACCAGCTTCAGGTGTAGTATTACCTGATACTACCTCAAAGCCTGTAGAAGGAGCAGCGTTGTATGGTACAAGGTTTACTACCTGCACACCACTGAGCATCGTACCAATGCCTTTACGTCCAGCCATATCGTAGTTGTACTGATATACTTCTACGTTACCCACTGAACCATTTCCAATGATCTTAGGATCTAAAGGAGATGTATCTGCACCAACAACAACGACAGGTCGACTAGGACTCTGATCTTTCTTGAAGGCTTTACGCTTTAGAGATACAACGAATTTACCGTCTTTCTCTTTGACATTGAGATGACGCTCTGTCATTTCTTTAGCCAAGGCAGCATCTGTTGTTGCAATCTGCAACTCCCACTGGATGTTACCGAATGCTTCTACTGGACGCTCAGGATCGAGTTTAGCCCAGTTAAGTTCAACGTTATTGATGCGATAGTTTGGGTTTGTTAATGTTTCCATATTGTCCTCTCTGGTTAATGGATTGTTGATGCATAGGCATCGGGTAAGATAGTTAGTCATTGCAACACCAAAGGTGCGGGGTGGTGGGAATCGGGTAACCCACAAAAGAGCACGGTCTGATGTACCTTTCCGCATTAGGCTCTTTACTGCTTGCAGTTCTGCTAAGAACATGGATGCTATCCCTTGAGCATACTTTAACCCCCATCAGCGAGAGTTATTCAGTCACACCCCTACAGGCGTTGCAATCACCTGAATTAGTAATGATAAACTAAGGGATTGGACAAGGACTTATTTTGGCTGCCTTGCTATCCTCTCCCTATTCGGTTAGAGACTACAGTATTGTAGTATCTGAAATTGTTATGGTAGTTTAAGTCCACCATAAAGACTAGCTTAACATTAGTGTTCCTTTTACGTCTACACCAAATCAAAGACAAACCCTGACAACTGCTCCAAGGACTTATGTTGCTACCCGCAGAAGGCTATTAACCTTCCCGATACGCACCCTTGTATATCTGCAGACAGTGACAAGGTAGCGAGGAGGATATCTGAGGGAACGGATATCCAAGAACGTGGGGCGAGCTTGCGAGCCACACCCTGTAAGATACACTGAGGTATCTTATGAAAAAATATAGGACATCCGAAGATGCCCTATGGTTTATTTCCAGTACTCTGGGTTGATATAACTAGTACCACGAATGGGTTTAACCACATAGTTGTCTACTAAGTATACCAAACCAAACATAGATCCCCAGATGAGTAGGAATCCAATGACATAAAATGAAGCTTCTAAGAAACTCATTAGTATCTCCTAATGTCGTCTACAGCACACACTACCCAGAATACAATTGTACCTGCAGTAGCAACTAAGAAGAAGGTATCAATGACGTCCATTAGGAATCACCATTGATTAATGCATCTAACTCTGCATCACCTGTAGAAGTATTCTCAGGTACAGAGTAGAATACACACCCTTGCTTCTGGATGTACTCATATGCTTCTTGGAAGTCCATATGAGGGAATGCATTGAGGATATCCCCAATAGTCTCTTTGTGATCACTATATCTGATCATGACATACTCCTTTGTATGTAGGTATATAATAGAACCCTCTAGTACCTAGAAGGGTGACATATTCGTAAGCTATTGATATTGTATAGGATGTCCGACTGGATGTGGGTTATCCTAAAAATTATAGGAACACACCGAAGTGTGCTCCTTAGATGCATTGAGGAATAAACCTGCATCAGGGTTCAGCGGATTAGAGCTTCACATCTAGCATTGAGGTTGCCTTTGATCCACATCATACAATCACGGTTGTAATTGTAGTGTTTAGCAATTGCTACTCGATACTCATCGATGATTGATTGGAGTGTTTTAGACTCCTCGCTCAAACCACCATCGCACAGGTTTGCCTGTTCAATGGTTAGTTCTGCTAGATTATCTAGCATATCATTTAATCTCATAGTTACCTCCAAAGGTATGTGAGAAGAATAAGAATTAGTGTAGGTTGAGGTAGATTCCTGTCGTGAGACAAGCTTTCTTACACTACCCCTTTATGCACCTACGGCACCTACCCGCTGTTCCAGACGCAACGGGATGACCAGCTAGCCCCTTGTTTACGTCTAGGACTCTGAAGAAGACGAAGTCAGTTTATAGTCATACTCAGGACTTATTCCGTAAACTTGGAGCGAGCTTGCGAGCTACTTTATGTTGTCTTTAGGAGATTCCCCACAGGATACCCACGATTCTCCACAACTCCCCACAATATCTCCCCACATTCTCTGCAATATACTATTATGTCACCCTTCTAGGGAAAGAATACTCCTAGGAGCTAATATAAAGCTCTCTGAAAGACTTTCTAAGACTACTGTGATAGATCTGCCGAATACTTACTAAGCTCTGTTAGAACCTCTGAGAGGAACAAATAGATCTTAAAGGGGGGTAGCAAATGTTATTGAGGGTACATATATATATGTTTATACTCACGTACTCCCACAGACACTCCCCACAGAACACCCCCAACTAACCATAGGGGTATCCAAATTATCTGAGGACAACAGATGAATAAAAAAGAAATTACAAAATTAATTAAGGAAAAAGAGAAGAGACTAAAGCTTGATGAGTATCGTACTAACTTTGCTAAGTTTGCTGAAGAGCAAATTAAGATTGTCACTAAAGATGCTACACAGGGGTTTGTTCCTTTTAAACTTAATCAATCCCAACAATATATCACAGATAAACTCTCAGAACAGTTAGAGTCTACTGGGAAGGTTAGGGCTATTATTCTTAAGGCTAGACAACAAGGTATTAGTACATACTGTGCTGGGAGAGTCTTTTGGAAGACTTACTTTGCTCAACACACACGATCTGTTGTAATGGCTCATGATAGTGCTACGTCTGATGCTTTGTTTACCATGTCTAAGAATCTCATCCAGAACATGGAGGGAGATCTTAAACCTGCTGAGGAAAGATCTAATGCTAAAGAGATTATCATTAAGACACCTGCTTACAGAGATAAAGAAGCTAAAGGTTCCTACAGATTATATACAGCAGGATCACCTGAGGCTGGTCGAGGGACGACTCCCACAATAGCACACCTATCTGAGATTGCTTTCTGGCAGCATGATGAGAAGATCCTTGCAGGTTTATTCCAAGGTATCTCTCAAGCTGATGGTACTGAGGTAATCCTTGAGAGTACTGCTAATGGTGCTCAGGGTGAGTTCTACAGATTGTGGAGAGGTGCTGTTGCTGGTGAGAATGAATACTTACCTATATTCCTCCCTTGGTATTGGACTGATGAATACCGTAGGAAAGCTCCTGAAGGTATGGAGTTAACTACAGAAGAAGATAACCTTAAAGAGAAGTTTGGTCTTGATAATGATCAACTGTATTGGAGAAGGTTAAAGATTGCTGAGAGTGGGGAACTTAAGTTCAAACAAGAATACCCCTCAACAGCAGATGAAGCATTTGTTGTTTCAGGTTCTAATGTATTTGATGTTGATAAACTAGATAGTCTTATCCCAGAAGCACCTTTGTCTACACGGGTATGGGATACATACTCTAAGATGTTTGATGATGGTAAGGAAGGTAAGTTACAACTTTGGAGTTATCCTAAGTTTGATAAACCTTACGTTATTGCTGCTGATGTATCTTTAGGAGTAGGCCAGGATTACAGTACTGCTGTAGTCATTGATCAAGATTATAAAGTTATTGCATTGTATAGGGATAATAGAATTGATCCCAGTACCTTTGGAGAATTATTATTTTACTTAGGTAGATATTTTAATAATGCATTCTTATGTGTTGAGTCTAACTCTATGGGTATTGCTACCCTACAAAAACTAGAGTCAATGAATTATGTTAATATGTATAAGCAAACTAAGATTGCTAATGTCTCTAATGAAGAAGGTGTACGCTTAGGTTTTAGAACCACAGTTAGTACTAAACCTGTCATTATTGGAAACCTTAAACGATTGATTGCTGATGAAGCGATTAACATCCCATCAAACATTATGATTCAGGAACTCAAGGATTACATCTCTACGGAGACTGGTAAGACTGAAGCAGCTCCGGGAACTCATGATGATACAGTCATGGCATTAGCGATGGCTTGTGAA